AGTCCTTATCAATAATCCGTTGGTAGGTGATTCAGCGTGGGGTGTCAATCCCCATAGTGAACACTGGCGCTTACTGTATGAACAACTACACCCCAATGTTTTGGATGGTGATTATGAGAAGTTTGACAAAACACTGCCAGCTCAACTCATACAAGCACTTTTATTAGCCATTATAATGCTGTTACCTGCGAGTGTTCGTGCTGCTGCAAGGCTAGCAATAAAACCTCTCCTGAACTCGAAACATTGTCTATTTGGCAAGATATACCAGTGGAAGAATTGTAATCCATCTGGTAATGCACTAACAACGCTTATAAATATCTTGTGTAATGGCTTCTTTATGAGGTTAGCTTTCCATTTAGTGTCTATCAAGAAAGGCATAGTTGCAAACTTTGACCTTAAGATACGAATGTTTTTATATGGTGATGATTTTCTCCTGTCTATGACTGATGATGTTGCAGAATGGTTTAATGGAGCAGAATTAGCTACAATCTTACAAGAGATCGGCATGGGGTTCAAGAACCCTTCAGGTACTGGTTTAGTAAAGAAAGCATATGGCATGGCCGCATCCTTCCTCAAGCGTAAGTTTACGTACGATGATGAGACCGCGCATGTCACTGCACCTCTGGAGCCAAACTCTATTTGTAAGATGATAGAATGGACTGATAGGAAAAACATCAGGGACCCAGTAGTCCTTAAACAAGTTGTGGATCAAGCTGTCCTTGAAACAGCTCACCACGGCCCTGTCCAATACGATAAGATGGTTGAAGAGTTAATATTAGCTGGCCTGTCAGACGTAACAATCCGTTTGACTGATAGGCGTGATCTGATAATTGACCCACCGTCAATGGATTGGATAAAATGGTGTAGTGCACCTAACCAGATGCCTCCCATAATCCTTCCTCTTAGATACTTTGAGAGGTCGGAAAAGTTCGCCAACCCAGAGGTTGGTGAAAACCCAAAACAATAGCCCTCACTATGGCTTTAAACTAGTGCCACTCTCCCTCTGTGTGGTTTTAAAACAGGGACAAATGAAATGAGTACAACTACGAATAACAACGGATCTGGCCCGAATGACCAGACACCTCCACCCAACAGTGTTGCGGGTGTAGGCGATTTACTTAACACTCAAATGATGAATGCTGTCGCTTTCGCAGATGCCTCTGCGGAACCTGACATAAACCTCAGCACATCAGGCAAGATACCTAATGATGCTCACAAGTCTTGCGTCAAGCTTCCTGACTTGGAGTTTTCAATGTCTTGCCCAAAGAAGGTTTTAGATATAGCATGGAATACAGCCCAAGCTCCTGGCACAATAGTTGGGAGAATAAACTCTGGTGTAGTAGCACGGGATCTCATCGCCTCGGTGATGCCGGTGACTACACCAGGGTGGGTAACCTGGGATAAGGTGATTTTCACCTTGACTGGGTCACCCAACCCATTTAGTAATGGTGTGCTTGGTATGTGCGTTCTGCCTCGGCCTGACGCTGCCACTGACTGTTTTATCACTAATACAGCTGGTGCACCAGTCGCAATGAAGATGGATCAAAATCTCGTGGGGTTATTTGATGCCCCAAGTGATAACATGCTAACTGTGCAAGTTCCTAACCTGATGCCAACTGGATCAATTGCGATGCCAAATTGCGATTTGTATGCAGTTAACTCGCATCTAGCTGGTGATTTTGAGCTGATCATATATGTGCAGCACAAATTGCTATATGGAACTGGCGGATCAGACATGACCCTAGAACTGTTTGCCAGCTTTCAAGGGTTTCGAGTTGAAACCATCATTGCCAATGCTGGTGACGACGACGAAAAGGACAATGGCGACC